GCCGCCTATACCCAGAGTGATATTGCCCGACTTGACAACAGCACCTTCCGTACCGCCGTCAAAGCGCTTGATAGAGTAGTAAGCGCCTTTATCCAACAGAGTGACAATCTTCGCCCATACACTGAATACGTACGTCTTGCCAGCCGACACACGCACATCCTTGAAATACAGACCTGTGTATGTGTCCGCCGTAGCGCCCGATGCACTGAACGTTGCGTAGTTTGAGCCACCGACGCCGCCACCATTTGCTATCTCTACATTTTGTGAGTGAGCCGCCGTTATCTTTGTGATGTCATCCCACGGACGCAGCGCAGAGCCGACGATGCAATTCTTCAAGTTCGTCGTCGTTTCCACCTGTAGAGAGATTTTGTCCGTCGTCTGCTCTATCTTTGATACCTTATTCTCAGTTTCCGTCTGCTTCTGTGCAAGCGAAGTGATACTCTCTGCGTTCTGCGTTAGAGTAGTGTTTATCTTGCTTATCTGCCCGTCAGTCTCCGTCTTGTTCGCAGCTACCGTAGAAGTCAGTCCGTCAACGTTCGCTACAATCTCCGCAAGCGTCGTTTCCTTTGTCGTATCGCCGTCCTTCACCTTTAGCTTAAACATTGACGCAAGCGCATATATCTCGTCGCGTGACACCACGAATATCTCCTTGCCGTCAAGCGTATAGTCGTTCACGCCCTTGTACAGCTTGATTGACGGAGAGTCGGAGCCGTAAGCCGAGAGGTACAGCACCGACTGGCGCGCCACATCGGTTGTGTTGCCCATCTGCACAAGTTCGTCACCCACTTCGGGCTGCGAATCGCCGTAGTTACCTCCCGACAAAGCGAGGATGTCGATGTAGTCCGTACCTACCCGCACCACTTTGCGCCAGTAGTATTTGTTTTTCGCGTTCGCCGTCGTACCCTCCTTGATGTTGAACGTCTGACAGCGCACAAGGTCGTTTACGACAAACGGGTTCGTTATCTCCTCGTCACCTCGCTTAGTCAGGAACGAACAGCGGTAAACGTCGTATTGCAAGGTCGGAATTTTGGGCAGAATCGTGCCCGCTCTCAGGAATTGCACCTTGCTAATCTTCATCGACGCTGGCGACAGGACTATCTCGCCGCCGACGCTTTGCAGCTCTCTAATTACGAGCTTCACGAACTCGGCAGCCTTACGCACAAGCAGGCGGTCTACCTCCAAGTAGCTGTCCTCGCTGTCTGAATAATTTCCGAGCTTGAAACCAGAGCCATTTGCGCCAGACTTGAAGATTTGGGAGACAAGTTCTTTAAATATCGCCACACCTTCGGGAGTTATCTGATGTGTACCATTGCCGAACGTCAGTCCTTTTTCAAAGTTTATAAGTTCTTGCGCTGTATCTCTTTTTACCTTAGAGAGGTACATTTTATCAGCAACAGACGCATTAAAACTATTACCGCCGGTTGAAATATTGCCCAGTCCCCTCACGACTTCTCCTTCTACAGACTGAATTATCTGTTTGATGTCGCTTTGCCCTGCTTCGAGAGAATTAACGAGTTCTACCTCCGCGCTTACAAGTGCATTATCATCAATCTTTACCTGATAGTTGCTTACAAAAGCGTCTACAAGCTCGTTGTTGTATTTTATTGTGAGCTTTGTGTTCTCGTTGAGCATCGCGGCAAAGTCGGGGTTCTCCTGTAGGAATATACGCGAGAATTTAACGGAATAGCTGAACTTATCTTCGTTGTTCTCGCTCATGTATTTAACAAGAGCCTCGTCAAGTCGCCTCTCTGCTGCCGTTATCAGCACCGACGGCGCTTTTATACCGGTTATAACGAACTTGTCACCCTGCTTTGGTTTAAATCCAGCCGACGCATTAGGCATAACAACTCCGAGCGTAGAGGTCTCCTTTTGGACCGCAATCCAAATCTCTTTCGTTTGAGAATTTTGATTAAGCGTGTCGGACTTGATGTCACTTTCCTGCATTATGTAGTCCTGATAATCTTCTCTAACGGCTTTTAGATTACCGTTTTCATCGACGCTTACAGGGTTGTAACAGATATTGTTTGTCTTATCCCAGTAGCACATTATCGGGAAAGAGCACGCGGGACATCCGTGACACTCAATCATCTCTATCTTTCCGGTTTCGCTTTCAAGAGCATGTTTGAACAAGTCAAAGCCGAACTCGCCACTAAACTTATGAAGTTTAATATAGAAGTATGGATGTAGGAAATTGCCATTCTCATCTTTCGCGTCACTATCAGTTTTGTCAAATGCCACATCTGCAATTTCACCGAAAAGCTGACCGAGACCGTCCGACTGAATTAAATCGTTACGTATTCCTCTGATAGTCGGCTTTATATCATCAAATGTCACATATCCTTGATGAGGATTTCCGCTCTTGTATGGGTTGCTGAAATGGTACAGAGTACCCGTGCCAGGTATTGTGTAAATCTCCCTTTGGTCGTCGCTCGGGGAGTTGGTCGCATAGTAAAAACGCTCTGCTCCTCCGCTTTTTCTGTAAATAGACGGCATGAGGTTTGCGGACGGATATATCCATGTGCGACCTGTTACCATGACGGACACTGCCTTTGTCGTATCACTCCTTATTATTTGGGCAAAGGTGTAATTTCCCTTTTCATCTTTAGTAAAGTTGTATTCAAACAATATTGCGGTGGCGCTTGACAAACCTTCTATCTCTATTCCGCATTTGTCGTAAGATGCGCTTTTATCTCCGTCGTAAACCCATATATATTCGGATGTGGGGGCGTATGAAAACTTTACAGAACCAAGCGCAGACATATCGAAATACGACCTGTCTGCTTGGTGATACACGCCCTGCGAGTCCTTCCAGCTTTTGCTTTTGTAAGAGTATAAAAAATCCAAATGTAGCGTATAATCGCCGTCTTCTTTAAACTCGTACATACAAGCTGTTCCGACTGTCTGTCCTTTAGAGATATTTTTATCTTCGCTATTTGTGTTTACGTTATCTCGTAGATAAAAATCACGGACAACCTCCTTGGAATCGTAAACAAGTCCTTTGTGATATTCGTTGGCCCAATCGTTATAAGCGAACCCAACTCCAGCACTGGTCAGATCAATGGTCATTCCCTTTTTGGCGAGTATTCTTACTTGGTAGTGGGTGGCAATAGAACACTTGTCACTCCCAATAGTGGACGAATATCCTCCTGTGTACGAGAGTTCTGATGTAAGAATTTCACCTTTATATACACCGCCTTCTTTGCCTTTGTACAATGTAAGTTTCTTCTTGTCTTCAGTGCCAACAATTCGCCAATATTTCGATAACACAACGGACACTTTGTCCTTGTCGATATTTTCCACATTGAATACGGCTTTTCCGTACTCATCGGTATTTGGATAGTAATACGGTATATTGTCAGACGAACCACACCCGGTAATCACATCTATTGCTTTGTTGTTAGTATTGTTGCGCTGTATAGACATTAAAGCTGCATCACTGCCGTATTGCAGGACGTACTGGCTTCCATAATTTCCGCTTGTACTCAAGTCGTGTTGTACACTGCCCACGTGGCACACCTTTCCAACCCAGTAATAATCAAGCTCAAATGTTGTTTTAATGAGTTGGATAACCGCTGATAGATATTGCGACTCAAAGGATAATTCTTTTATTTCATCCGTACCATAACCTTCGTCTAACACAATGCAATAGCCATTTACTCCGTTTTTATCATAAAGTCCACAGTAAGCCATACTGTCGTTTATACGGCTAACGAACTCGTTGATGTCGCCGCCAAACGAAAATTTCGTTTGATTGGAACGGTACTTGTCGCCCTCGTTCGTGTCGTTAGGGTCCTGCGATACTACATCAAAAAACAAAGTATTATCTAAGACCTCTCTTTTGGAAATAAAAGAAGCCTCATGTTTGTATAATCCCGATGTGCTATCTTTGCTTGAAGACGGAATAGATGTTGCATAGTATCTCTCACCGTCAAACTCTACATACTCTTCGCGAGTCCACTCTTTATCAAGAGGACGTGAGAAATAGAATGACGCAGAAATAGACGGAGCTCCACCTTCACGATTACGGCTGTTTGTGTAGCTCTTGATACAGGCAAAATCCGTGTCAGACGGAAACAAGTGTGTCTCCGCAACTCCGTTTTTCGTCGTCTTGTCTATCTTTATGTATAATGCTTCCGCTTTCATCTTATTATATGTTTATTTCCATATTATTCCCCTACGCTTCCGTTTGCCAGTTCATTCTCATTATCAAGTCGTATTTCTTCGTCGGGTGTTGATACCGTGTTCTTCTCGATACCTGTCTTTGTTGAAATTAATCCTGCACCCTTTAGCGTACAAAGCATCTGATTCCATGCCGCTTCGTCAAATGGCTGCCAAGGCTTAAACGATGCACTTACTTTCATTTTTGCAAATTCAGTAATAGCATTTGGGTTCTCGCCGTTCGCCACAAGCTGTTTTGCAAGACCCTCCTTAAACAGACGGACGTGTTTGCTCACAAAGTTCTGCCACTCGATAACAGCGTTTGCCGTGCGCTCTATATCCAATGATCGCGTCATCTGAATCGCAAGTCCGCTAATATCTCCACTTGACTTTACGTCTTTGGGAAGAATAAATGTCACACCGCAGCCAATCTGTATCTGGTCAAGAATTGTTTGCATAAATTCAATCATGCCCTGTGGAGAAGGAGGCGCCTTAAACTCCGCAGAACCCTTGCCGTCAAGCGTAGTGTCATTGAGGATGATTGAGCCTGCAATTTTCTTCGCTGTTTCATTAAAACGTCCTTTGATGTAGAGAATACCCCAACCGTGGCGTTTTTGGATTACAGCAAACAGGTTGAAGATTATCTCGAATAGTTCAATCAGATTCTGCACCTTATTCCACGCTACATCACCGCGCTTTGTGGTTAGTGGACTTTCAGAGAAGCCATGTTTCTCTGAATACGCCATGCGCCACTCGCCTGTTTCCGTTGTGCCTGAGCCGTTTCCTGCTGTCACATCCTCAATAACCTCATCGGTAAAGTGGTAGTGATATGTATTATCGTAAGCGTCAATATGTCTTGAGCCGTCTTCTGTCTGATAATAGACACAATCAAGCAGAGGTTCTCCATTATCATCTCTATGCGTGATTATTTGATAACCATCCACATACGAGAACAATCGACTTCTAACCTCGTTATTTTCGTTCATATATGTCAGCAGGCCGGCATCGCCATAACTTAACTGCGTCGCAACAGCGAGCATCTCCATGCCGTCCTGGTTGCTATTCTCCCAATGCCACTTCAAATCCGCGAAATTCTTTTTCAGGGTTTCACTCGGATTACTATCGTGAAGCACAAAGACACGTTTGTTGCCACAAAGAGAAAGGGCGCATTTCTCCACTATTCGCGCCTGTAGTGCAATGCCGAATTTTTTAAAATCAATTTCAACATATCCTCCGTTCTTACCCTGTTGCTTGACGCAGATGCTTGGAAGATTCTCGTCAAAGATTACGCTATGACAGTTCGGATCAAGTTCTTTAGCAAATCGCTCCTGGCTTACAACCGTCATTTTAACGTTTGGTAATTTTGCCTCCATGCGGCTGTTCGTGTATACGGTCTTTCCGTCACGACTATCATTTATCGAAGGCGTGTCGCAACCGCGTAAAAACGGCTTCTTGAACAACATCTTTTCGGGATGTGCCAGGAAATCTGAAATTATATCTTCTCTACGTCTGCTCATTTTCTTTTACTTCTTTAAGTTGGTAATGTTTCATGCACGCTGCCTTGGATGGCCAAAAGTTACATTCTCTATTTGTGTGGGGGCAAACAATATCATGCTTACTCGGTACGATGATTATACGCTTCTGCTTCTGCGTCTCCTCCATTTCAAACTTATCGTTAAGTTTTACGCGAAGGTCGCCTTCCATTTTCAATGCGTCTTTTATGTCTATCGCCTTGCTTTCGCCAAGCATCTGAACTCGCTCCAACAACTTTATAAGGTCGTTTTTGTTTTGTTCTTTAGTTATAGCCGTGACGTTCACTGCTCCTACGCCGAATGGCTCTAAGGCTGCAAGCATCTTCTTAAAGCGCGGTGTTTCGTAAAGAGCATCTCCATCACCTTTCTTGCCGTAAGCAATACGGTATGCAAAATTCTTGTCCTCAAACGTATCGCAAAGTGCGGCAAAGGCAACATCTTCTGCTGTCACCTTAGACCAATCTCCTCGTACGGAGTCAAGTATTATTTTTATATCATCTGTTTTAATCATATCCTATCATTTATCCCCACAGTGTTTCGTCGTATATGCTTTGTGCGAACGGGTTCTTATGGCGCTCTTCTTTGTATTCTGCCGTTGCCACAGCCACAAGTGCAAGGCTTTCTTGTATCTCCCTGCCGTACTCGTAGTTTACGCAGGGCAGAAATCTCATAGCGCACGGATCAAGCAAATCCATCGACCGACCTTTTCCAAGGTTACGATTCATCTCTTTCTTGCTCATCAACTTACGCTTACCGTTCGGCATTTTCTCAAACCTAACTACGGCGCACTCCTCTAAAAACTCATTTTGTATTGTTACCTTGTATTTGAGGTTTTGGTGCGTATAAGTCTTTTCCGCAACCGCGTCTTCCATCGTCAACTCGCCGGCATTAATCATCCTACAAAGTCTGAGATAACACAAATCTTTTAGCGTCATGGCAGTGGGGTAGTATATACCTATCGGCTTTGCGCTACTCATGTACGGGTTAGCATCTGGTATATAGTCATTAAAATACCTACCTGCCGTTGCGTCATATATGATGTGACTCTCGGCAATATCGTGTTTTATTGCAAACTGACGAGCAAACTCGGCGTTCTGTCTCGGAGTCGAGTGTGGATGTATCTCTATATCTACTATATGAAAACCATTCCACGCTATCATAAGCATATTGTCCGTACCGTAGTCAGCAAGGTCAATCGTTATCCACTTTTCTCCCGTTAAGGCAGGGTCGTTAGTAAAGACTCTGCGTGCATTGATGCCGCTAATCGGCAAATCCTCTTCTTCCTCAGGGTCTACATTCCAGTTTCCTTCAACAAGAGCTTGTGCCATTTTGCCGCCACTCGCCGCAATAGAGCCGATGTAACCGGCGTTTCCATTAAGCAAACCCTTATTCTCGCTGAGCCTACCTTGATAAAATACAAAACTCTTGATAATGTCCTTATAACTGAAATTGCCACCAATAGCAGCCAGTTTCCGATCTATATCTATCTTGCATTTTAGGTATACCTCCTTTTTAGAGTCTCCCCATACCACATCCTTTACAGATGCGCCATTGACGTAGAAATATCTAACCTTGCCGTCTCTCTCTGGAATTATCTTGCCGTCAATCCCGATATACCAGTCTATGAATATTCTTATCCAGTGGCTTCTTTTCGGGTTCATGGTGGCAAAGAACTTACCTGTGAAAGTTTTGCTTTGTCCTCGGTTTCGTGTTATTACATACGAGAAAGCCTCCCACGACATCTCTGTAAGCTCGTCGATTGCAATCATATCATACTCCCAACCTTTTGCACGCTCTCGAAGTTTATCCATGTTCGAGTCGTCAAGATAGGTAAGGTCGCAGAAGGTGCCGTTCGGGAACGATATACGAGGACTATCACTTTCCTTTACCTTTATATAGTCTGCGCCGAATATCTGTTTAAACTTCTCTACGAAGCCGCCTCCTGCCTTCTGATTACCAAGGCTACGACGCGAAATCATCGCGCGAAAGTCGGGGTCTGTCATTAAAGGCTCCGCCATAGCGAGAACCAGGGCAAATGAGTTGTGTGTAACCGTAAAATCGTTTGTGGCATATAGTCCACTTGGATTGTCAACGGTAATACATCTTCCTTTCTTTCTTCCAAGAAATTCTATCTTCTCAATAGATTTCTCAAAATAATATTTCTTGCCATTGGAGTAACCAATCGGCTTTGTTCTTTCCTTTTTACGAGGAAGGGAGACAATCTCATCGTTAAACCTTGTTGAAATCGATACATTGTATGCAAGGTTGCATTTGTGAAATACTCCATCCTTATCCTTGTACCCTGTCTTCTTTTTTGATATAGAAGCAAGTCCTCCGAGAGAGCGAACAACAAAAGCCACATCCTCTGCAAGCTGTTTGCTTATAGTGGTGTACGTGATATGCCCTTCTGTATCAACGTGACCGTCTGTGTCTATCAATCCCTGTAGCAACTCTTTCCGTTCTGCGATTGTTGAAAACTTATATGCTTGCGGGATAAATTTCGTCTTAGCGGTATGTCCGTCAATCTTTAGAACCTTTACTGCCTCCTTTATCTTGTTATCGTATATTCTGTATGCCTTACACTTTGTACCTTTCTTATAACCCCAATGAGACATATCGACCCCATACGAAGCGAAACGCTCGGCAATATAATCATCGACAGACGTTAACCCGACACATCTTGCTTCAGATAAAGATGTGTTGCTTACGCATCCATCACCAAGTAATGCTCCAAGAACATACGCAGGGAGTGGTCTTGGTGTTGTCGGAGTAACGGGTCTTGTAAAAGATATAGGCTCACATAGAGGTATACTCAAACCCCAAGCCGCCATCCTTCCGCTTTTCTTTTTCTCAAAGAAATCGTATATCATCTTTGCGGTCCAAATCCGCCAATCGTCACGAACTCCATCTTTGGTGTGCCTTTTTGTTTTCTTTCCGGCCACGCGAACTTTCCATAAGTGCCCCTCCGAACAGTCAACGTGCGTTCCATCTACAAACGTAATTC